GCCAAGGCATGATGTCCTTGCGTTCAATACGCCGCGTTTCCCAGCGTGATTCCGCTACGATTGCCTGCCGGGAAAGCTTGTAACCGTTCATGCAGCGTAGCCCGCGATCCAGTCGTCGATGGGGATGGCTGTGTCATTATCCATGCTCAGTCCTTCCGCCATCAGCGCCGCAGTTATGCCGTCGATCTTCAGGTGATCTTGCCCGTGCGGCTTGCGGGGGTAGATGTTGCCGCGGCCGTCTTCCTTGGCGGTCACGTTAGAGGCCATCCAGTCGAACATCGGGTTGCCGGGATGGCTGCGTTTCTTGGCCGTGATAGCCGCTTCCATTTCGCGCATCGGCGGAGAGAGAGTTCGCGTCTGCATCGGGTATTCGATCATCGGCGCGCCTTCAGCTTGCATCTGTTGGGCCAAATGGTGCGCTTGGTACGGGTCAAAGCCGACCGCTTGAACGTCGAGAATCCGCATCAGTTCGCGCAAGTCCTCGGCGATAAATTCAAAATCCGTTGCGTCACCGGGCGTCAGGGTCAGATGCCCGGTTGCGGACCAGCCCGAGTATGCCGCCGTGTTCTTGCTCTTTCCGTCCAGCACCTGCGCTTCTGGCAGGTAGAACTTCGGCCAGTAGGCTATGCGCCCGTCAGCCAGCTTCACCTTCGCAACCATGGCGGCAACGTCGATCTTCGTGGCAAGGTCCATGCCGATCCACGCTTCGCAGCCGGCCATTTCATCCAGTGTCAAGCTTGTGTCTGCGCAGGCCTGCCAGTCGGCCATTGGTAGCCACGCGTCCCGCGACGACACCCACATGTTGAGGTGCTTGGTGAGGTTGATGCCCTGCTTTGTTGGCCGATTCAGTGTCTCGACGTATCGCGCCCGAAGGAAGTCTTCTTCGATCGACACGCCCAGATTGGGGTTGGCCTTTTTCCAGACTTCCCAATCCCTGAAATCGTCTCCCTTATCGACCGTGTATATTATGCTGAAAAGCTGATCGTCGCCGATCACGCCTTCCAGAACATCCTCGGCAAACTTCTGCATGTCGTGGCAGGGACCAGCGAGGTTATCGCCAGCGGTCGTGATGACTAGCGCCAATGGCTGTTCACGTGCGCCCATGCCCGTCAGCATCGTATCGAACTGATCCGGCGTGTCGTGTTCGTGGTACTCGTCGATGATCGCGCAGTGCGGGCTTGATCCGTCACCCGGCTTTCCGATCACAGGTTGGAAGCGGCTTCCGTCGGTGGTGAATATCGACTTGGCCGCGATTGTGACTTCAAACTCTGCTTTGAACCCGTCAGCTTGCTCGGCCATTTGCTTTGCCGGGCGGAACACCTCTAGGGCCTGCGCCTCGCTTGTCGCGCCGCAGTACACTTCTGCGCCCGCCTCGCCATCGAGTGTCAGCATGTAGAGGCCGATGACCGAGGCCAGCGTGGATTTGCCCTGCTTGCGCGGGAGCATGATGTACGCTTGCCGGAATCGGCGCCGTCCCTTGGCATCCACGAACCCGAACAGGCACGCCAGAATGAATATCTGCCAGCCCTCAAGCTGGATCAGTTCCTTGCGCCGCGCCCACTTCGATTTCACATGTGGCATCAGTTCGGCGAAGCCGCACACCCGATCGACCAGATCCTCACGGAACGTCCAGTCGGTGCGCTGCAAATCGTCGATGAACCGCTGGCATGAAAGCTTGACCAAGCGGCAGGCCGCAATATCGCCAGAAATTACCGCGCCAGCATATGTCTTGGCCCGGTCGGTGAAGGTCATGCGTCTGCTTGACGCAGGCTCAGCACAAATTTCGACCCCAAGGGATATTCGGCTGCGGCTACATCCGCAGCAACGAGGAAACTAATGGAGAAGCTCGGTCCATCGACCACAACTCTCACCAGAGGCGGGTCATCACGATTCCATCCCCGCTGGTATTCATGCCGGTGTACGAACGCCGGAAAGTCTGTAACAATCATTAGTTAGCTCCTCGCCTGCCGCGCCAAAGATCTGTCGCCGCCATGCGCGCCATCGCATCTGGGTCGGATGGGAAATGCTGGCGCCCCGCCGCAATATCTCGCGCGATTGTCAGCTTGGCGTTGCGAATGTCGCGCTTTGCTTGCCGCGCGGATCCCACCAGCCAATCGTGAATTCGTTGTTCATCCGGAGACATCATCAGCCAGCGCCCCTCAAAGCTCCAAAGCCCTTGGGGCCATCCGCCTTCTTTGCCTGGGCAACCTTGGATCGGCTTGCTGGCGTCATTCCAAATTCACCCATCATGGCCTGCATGCGGGCGTAGTGTGCCGGGGTGGCATCATCGCTGCGGCAGTCCGCCACAATCCGCACCAGCATCTCAAACGCTAGCCTGTCCTGCTGCCCAGCAACCCGGGCATGCAGCATTCCCGCTACCTCTTTCCAAATCGACGCAAGGTGGCCGTCCAGATGCGATGGGGCAGGTGCGTCCCGAAGGTCTGCGCCTTCCAGTTCAGGTTCGTCCGCACGGCTCTCAAGCCGCGCCGGATTTGTCTTGGCCGATCCACTGATGACATGCAGATGCGTCGGCTTGCGTGGCCGTCCAGCCATATCGCAAAACCTCCAATCGAATTATGCAGGTGTAAAAATTAAGGGGGCCAGCGGTCAGGGCGCTGCGAAGCTCTGGACTTTGGGCCTCCCCCCGCCGCCTCAGTACCCCGTCAGTCCTCTCTGGGCCTCTCTCTGCGTCTTGGCAGTGTGGCATGGCCCGCACAGTGGCTGGAGTTCGCTAGGCGCTCTCACGCCCGTTTCAGCCAGTGGTACGGTATGGTCGGCAATGGTCGCTGCGGTCACTCGGCCATGCTTGGCGCACTCTCGGCAGAGCGGTTCGCTCTTGAGCAGACGTTCACGGGCCTTCTGGTGCGACCATCCATACCCACGCTGCGTGGTGGTCTTGGTGCTGGTGCGCCATGGCTTTCGGTCTTGGTCTGGCTTTCCTCCGAAGCGTGGCGGTGCCTTGGGCATATCCACACCTCACTGAACTTCGCCCGTCACGCGCACCGTCTGTTGCCCCTGTATGGTTCGGGCGTTAGCGATTGCTCAGTGGGTGACGGGACTGGCTGCGAAGGGGTACAGCCGAAACGAAAAAGCGCCCGATCAGCACATAGGCTGCGGGCGCAACTTTAAGGATCATTTACGCTAGACGGGATGGCATGGTTGGCAAGGGGTGTCAAGCATTGCCGTTCCTTACGCGGGGAACGGGCCAAGGTAAATTAATCTGCTCAAATATGATTATTTATCTTGCCATATTGCTCAATATTGAGCATAAGGGTTGCACCGGAGGGGAGGCACTCCCGCTAAACCCCGGCAACGAGGGAGAAGCAAGATGATCGATATCATCAACCTTCTTCTTCAGGCCCTCGGCGTAGCGATGACTGCGGTAACAGTCATCATAGCACTACGCCGGAGGTAATCTGAAGGGGTGTCCCGTTCCGCAAGGGGCGGGGCACTCCAGAGGACAATACCACCAGAAAGGTTGACGTTCAATGACTGCCGATGACTTCAACGCTTGGATCGCCCACATGGGCTGGAATGACAGCAAGGTGGCCGCGATGCTGAACCTGAGCCGAAACACCGTGGTGAAGTACAAGGCTGAAGGTGCACCGGGATATATCGGTTACGCCTGCGCCGCGTTGGCCTTTGGTCTACCGGCTTGGAAGGCGGTTTAGCTTTGCATCGGATCTGGCTCGTCACGCCGCATCCTCCCATCGCTCAACCAATATCCCGACTTCCTTGCGCGCCGGCGCCAATATCTCCAGCGCCAGGATCGCTGCCTTAAGCACCATCGTGTCAGCGGGATCCTTTCCGCCTGCAAGCAACCGGTCCAGCCATAAAGGCCCTCGGTCGGTGTGGGCGCGGGTGATGAGCTGATCCAGCCACGGACGCACACCAGCATTGTCGAGCGAGGACATAGCCGCGAACAACCAATCCTTGTCTCGCGCATCGTTCTCGAACGCCTCTATTTCCGATTCTGAGCCCCGTGGAGTGCGATCCAATGCGCATCGGTAGGTTTCCCCGCCGATGATGCGATTGTACACCCGTGCGAAGCGTTTGCCGCCTTGATAGCGATCCAAGGCAATGGCTTCGTCACCGGCAAGCAGTCCGCCAGCGTATGCCCGGCCAAGCGCGGTGTTGTAGTGGGTCTGATACTTGGCCTGCTGTGCCTGCACCCAATCGCTGCCTTTGACCAATAGCGGTTCATGGACGAGGCGGCCGCCGGGATGGCGCTTGCCTGCTTTGCGAGGACGGCCCTTTGCCTTAGCCACTCAGCTTCTCCCTGTTTTGATTGCGTGGGCTGGCGATGCGTCCTCCTGCACCACGATCAGCATCGTGCGACCGTGCTTCAGCGGCAGATCGATCGTGCTTGAAATCTTCAGGCCGGGCCCAACAAAGCGTCGTCTGTCGTAGACGAACTCAGCGTGCTTTCGGATCAGCTTCCCCAGCTTCTCGTTCGTCGTCTCGGGCCGCCTCCTGACGATCTCCACACCAACGTAGATGCCGAGCATGAAGGGGATGGACAGGGCCATGACGATTTGGAGGACTTCAACCATCACATCCCCTCCAATTCGCGCTGGGCTGGGAAGGTGAACATCCATTGCGCCTTCTCGGGGTCGGGCACATTGCTGCAGCGCTCGCCTTCCACATCGCCCGCTGCGATGCATGCAAAGCCGAACGGATAGGTCAGCGCGAACCATGCAACACCGAAGCCGTTCAGCGCAGGGATGACCGCTTTCATCGCAAGGCCGCCAAGTAGGCCGTAGATCAGATGGGCGGCGACGAAACCAAGAATGACGTTGCGCATCACCTTTCCTCCTCTTTGAGCGTCTCGATGAGTTTCCCCAGCGTGTGATGAGCCTTCTCCACATCAACCAACCCACCCTTGCCAACGCCGTCAGCATTGAACCGGGCGAGGTAGGCCATCGCTGTGCCGAGGTAGAACCCGACCGCCTGTTCATGGGTGAGCCACACATCAATCGCGTCCCATGGTTGCACGTGCATGTCGCGGTAGTGGGTGCCGCCGATCTGGTGGGTGCGGGCTTGATCGTCGGACGGTGCCGCCCGCATCCCAGCAGCAATGCGCGACATATCGGCTTCGGGGTTCAGCATGGGGTGGGCTCCTGGTCGATGGGGAATCGTTGGCGGTGCGCCCATTGGCGCTGATCAGCGGCGCGGCGGCGCTCAAGCTGGCGAGTGTATGCCTCAGTCCACGAGCGGTCCTGCGTCAGCGTCACGCCGCCATCAGGCGTCTCAATCCAGCGGCAATCGTCGCGGGAGCAGGACGCGTTGTACTGGGCAGCGAGGCTCATGCTGCGTCATCCTCAGCCAGTACGATGCGTTCTCCATCCTTGCGCAGCGAACCGATGGTGAGTCCCAAGCTTACCAAGTGGCCAGGCAACATATCGACATCGGCCTGCGTCATTTTGCGGGGCGTGGTGTCAGGGCCGGGCAATGCGCCCGCGACATGCTTCCACGGGTTGTCCAGTTCCCAACTGATCTTGCGACGCAGCGCGTTCTCGGAAGTCTCGGCAAACGCCGTGAACGCCGGGATGATCTTGGCGGGATGGTCACACTTGCCCTGCACATGCTTGCAGGCAGCGATGAACACACTGGCAGGCACTTCGCCAATCGCTTCAAGCGCGGCTCCCAACCACTCCACGCGGTCTTCCACCGTCATCCCAGTCGGGGCGCACAGGGTCAGGCAGCGGGAGAGATAGGCGCTCGCCTCCTCCACGGTTAGCGGATGTAGTTCCGGCGAGCCGTAACGCGACCTCTCGGGCTGCGGCTTCTGTTCGGCCCATTGTGCGGCCGGATGGTGCAAGATGTTGCTGCTGTCGTGGCTGTCCATTGCGGCTGTCCCTCAAAACTTTGTCGTGAATGTCGTTGATCCGGCTGTGCCAACTTCGGTCCCATCCGGGCCGCTTCGTTCCGCTCTCGATCCAGTAGGCACGGAATTCCTCAAGCTCTCGGTCGAGCCTGCCGGGCGGCCATTGGGCCACCAGTTCGGCAGCGGTCTTGGGGAGAGGGGAGGGAACCCAGTCAGGCGTCATCGCCAATTTGCGGGCAGCAGGCACGCGCGGTGGTGGAGAAGCTTTAGCTTCTTCACCTATACTTGTTCCCTTGTTCCCTTGTTCTTTTGCTGTCCGATTCCTGTCCGATTCCTGTCCGGTTTGCTGTTCGGTTTCCTGTCCGGTTCCAGATTGGACGTCCTGATATTTGGCGTAATTACAGACAGTTATGATGGTCTTGCCCTGTCCGGTTTCACGTTCGATCATCTGTTCGGTTTCGAGACGGACCAAAAACCGCTCAACCGCTGACGGAGACCATTGAAAAACCTTAGAAAGGCGCTCGCGGGACGCGCATATCTGCCCCCGTTCCAGCGTGACCGTCTTCCCCTTCACATCGTGGCGAGTGGGTTTCCAGCAGGTGTTTTCGATCAGCCAGACCCACGCGTCTGAACGCGAAAACTCACCCTTGAAGATGGAGTTGTCGCGCCAGCCACGATGGAGAAGGAAGAAGCCTTCGCTCATTTTGTCACCCGGAATTCGATTTCAGGCCACAGGGCGCGGGCAAGTGCGATGCGCAGAGGGAAGTCGCGGACAATGAAGCCCTTGCGATCCTCGATGACCTTTCGGCCCTTCTCGATGTATTCGAAGTCGCCCTTGTATCGCGCGACCTTGCCATTCCCCATCTTCACGGGGCACCCATCAACGACAAAGTGCAGTACTGGCTGCTGCTGGAGACCGCAGATCTCCCCGGCGCGCTCCAGCAGGTGTAGTTCATTGCAACGACGCGCTTCTGACGCGCTGTCGTGGGTGTGGCCGTGGGCGCAGGGTGTGCGGCGTGCAGAGTATTTGTTACCCTTCACGGATGGGCCGCGCCTAGATGCTGCAGGATGCGCGGGTGGGCGTTCCAGAGAGCCGACAGGAGCTTGGTGGAGCCTTCTTCGATGCGCTGGCGGTCGATCCTGTCGTAAGCTTCGGCCAGCCACGGCGCGTCAGGTCCGGGCTTCTTGGCCCCACCTTCCTTGAATTCTGTACCATTCGTGACACGCGACACAGGGGCTTTGCGCTTCGGTGCGGGGATGCTGTATCCGTAATCCGGGAACTTCCTGCGGACGGCGAGAAGCACGACGTCTTCATCTTCGATGATTGTGGATAGGTGGTCAGCGTATTCGCGAGGGCTATCGAAAGTCATGGGCGTTCTCCGGTGGCTTTGGGGTTGTGCGCCCACTGGATCGGTTCACGGCCAATCTCTTGAGCCATGCGATCGCATTGTTCGCGGATGGTCTGACGGTCCTTGCTGTGACGGCGTGCGGCTAGGGCACGGGCTGCGCTGGCGATGGAGGGTGCCGGGCGCTCAGAAGACAGCTTGTCGAGGAATGGCGGCCTCATGCTGCCTCTCCCGCGCTCGACAGGGGAAGAACAGTGGCGATAATGACGTCAGCTGCTTCACGGCATGCGGGCGCTTCGGTGTAGTCTATGCGACCATCCGCAGCAGCCGTCGCAATCGTGGAGATATGGGGCAGAATGTCCGCAACCAGCTGATGCGCGTTAAAATCATCAGCCTCGTCCAACGGCTTCGCGCCGCCGTAGCCAATCTTTGCGAGTACGCCGTTGACCCGGCGCGAACCCATCACGCAGCAAAGGGAGAGCATGGCAGCGGGTTTCAGCTTGCGGCGGCCGCCATCGGTTTTGCGCAGCGCATCCAGATAATCGACATGTATTCCAGCGGCGCTTGCCAGTTCGGCGCGGGTCATCTTGCGCTCGACATGGAGGAAGCGGTGGATTTCGCCGCTAAGCCAGTCCTGAAGATTTTCGTCCGAGAACAAGCCTTCGTCTTGGACTGAATTTTGATCAGACATCACGTACCTCGGTGGAATGGAAATCGGGGTTCAAAAATGTGACGACGGCGCCGGGGGAACGGGGAGCGCCGTCGTCATGCCGGGGGGCAGGCATTGGTTAGTCCTCGCCGAGCCGCTTCATCAGTTCGGCCTGGTGGGCCTCGAACTGGCGGTCAGCGCGACCAGCGACGACGAAGATCGGCAAGGCAATGGCGAGGGTGAGCAGGTAGATTCCTGCGATGAGGAGGAAGGTCGTCATGCTGCGGCCTTGGGTTGCCAAGGCTCTACTGTTTCCAGCACGGCCATTTGTTCATCGCTAAGGTCGGCGATCAGCTCATGACGCCATCCCGTCTTGCGGAAGATATGGATGGCAAGCGGGCGGGAGGGCGGGCGGACACCATTGAGGATCATGCTCGCGTAGGAAGGGCTGATCCCAACATCGTCAGTCAGCGTCTTTGCGGTGGGGGTGTTGGTCATGCCTTGTTGTCACAAATTGTGACTATAAAAGCAAGCCCTGAATATCACAGTTTGTGCGACGACCGCGGTATGCCGCTATGGCATATTGTGAACATGGACGATCAAGCGAAAAACGGAGGCCCGAACCACCTCGAAGCCTGGCGGCGTTATCGCAAATTGACGCAGGCCGAGTTGGCCGAGAAGGTCGGCACCAACGCCAACATGATAAGCTATCTGGAAAGCGGTGAGCGGGGATTGTCTGCGAAGTGGCTGCGAAAGCTCGCTGATGCTTTGAACATGACGCCGGGGCATTTGCTTGACCACGATCCGAATGAACTACCTACCGACATCCTCGACATCTGGATGAGTGCGGATCCTAACGTCCAGCGACAGATTGCAGAGGTGGCAAAGGCGTTGGTAAGGACCGGAACAGACGGTTAAGTCAGAGTGCAGGGGGATATGAGGGGGATCATACTCGCAGGGGCGGCCCTGTTGGCAACATCGGCGAGCGCAGAGACCATCGCGCTGCCCGCTGAACCTGATGTTGCGCCCGATTGGTCTGCTATCACGCCCGTGATCGAACAGCGGATCGTGGAGCGCCTGGACCATCCGGATCAAGCCCGCATCGAATGGATTCAGGGGTTTGCATGGGGCACAATGAAGTCGGTTATCGGCGGCCGTGAATTCGGATGGGTGGCCTGCGGTAAGCTGGCGAAAGGCCCTGACAAGAAGGGCCGCCAGTTCTCAGTCCTATACGCGCCGAGTGGTCAAATCGAATTCGGGTATGCCGGCAAGATACATTCTTCATGCTGGACGCGGACGTATGTGCCGCCGAACCAAGTCTCGCATCTCATGCTGGGTGTAGGGCAGCAATAGCGGCGGTTCGACGTTAAGGCACGCACCACATGGCTGTTAAGGGTAGGGGGGAATGTGAGGGGGATGGAAATGCCGGATGAACCGCCGCGTGACTACAGTGACGACTTCACGATATCCATTTCGGATGAGGTCGCGTCCTCACCTCTGGCGATTGGCGATTTTATTGAGGTCGTGGCGCTTATCCAGAACCGGATGAACGACATGGCAATGGCGGTACTGAAGCTGGCCAGTGAAGATCATAAGGCTGTGGGTGAACGGTTGCTTGAATCGATCGAGACCGGGAAGGAAATAAATCGACGGCTTGATGAGTTGGCAGGTAATGTGGGGAGAGCGACCCGTGGCGACTAATTTTGACATGGAGAAGCTCCAATTAAGGCCGACGCGTCTTCATCGTACACACTCTGCCAAAGTTGACACTCGTCTGTCCAAAGCCGATATTGGCGAAATGGAAGCCAAGATAGCCACCCTCAATGCGCACATGGAGCATGTCCGTGCGGACTTAGGCAGGCTGGCTGACGTGCCGGAAAGGCTTGGTAGGGTTGAAGTCCAAGTGAACAACCTTCCAACCAAGGACTACTTGTCTGGCAAGCTTGGCGATCTGTTGCGCAACACCGTTCTGAGCATC